GTTCAGCGTTTTCTGCATAACGCATGATTTGGTGCTTGCGTGACCCTTGAAGACCCCAATCACCCTGGCGCTTTGCCAATTCCTCAAATGCCTCGTCTTCTTCAGTTTTCATGTTGGGCTTCCTCATGCTTGATTGCTTTGGCTTCATCAGTCCAGATCAGCCCACAGATGGTGCAACGATAGGCAACACCACTGTTGACCCTGATCCTGTCATCCATGACCCCAGGCTGCTGAACTGTGTATGTGTCAATCTTCTCAATCATCATCAAACGCTTTTTTGTCGTTCTCGTTGATTTCATGCTTCAGATATGCCAAATCAGCATAAGACAATTCATCAGTAATGTCCTTGATTTGCAAATTAAAGCGCATCCACTTCACAGTCTTTTCACACATTGCCAAAAGACCCACAGATGAATCGCCTTCATGCCATTCATAATCAACCTCGATGCGGTCAATCTCTGGATTGAAGTCAGGGTCATCCCAATTAAAAGGCACAAAATCAATTGTTCTCATCATCAACTCCTATCAATTCAATGTCTTGTGCGGCAAGGAGAGCATCCAAAGCCACAGATTTGAGGATTACAAGGGCTTGTTCTGGCATGGATGGATTGAGAGCCTTGTGAGCCTCTACATCCTGCCAGAAAGCATTTAAACGGGTTGTTTGTTGTTGGTTCATGCGCCAATTCTGCCTTGTCTGACAGACATTGGAATAGGTATTTACCCTACCTTCCACTTTAGTGGATTAACGCTTCCGCATGACCCTTTGAAGTCGCCCAGAGATGCCCTTGCGCGTTCCAATGATCTCAATGAAACCTTTGTCGAGCAGTGCCTTGTAACGGGCTGTGACAGAGGAATAGGGCAGGAATGGCAGCTTGGCAAGCACATCATCTGAGATGCAACCCTCTGGCCCATAGGCGGCAATGGTTTCATAAACCAGGGATTCCATCTTTGTTGTGTCAACCGCTTGCGCTGCTTGGTGAGAAGTGGCAGGGTCTTCTTTGCGAGAGAGTTTGAATGCTGGTGTTCCAAAGAACTTTTCTACCATGCCATCAAACCAGATTTTGTCTAACTTTGTCATGTCAACTCCTATTAAGTTGGGGCCGAAGCCCCGTGAGGTTTATCAAAAGGGAATTTCTGAGTCATCAATGTCTTTTGCCTTGCGTGGATTAGACGCTGGCGGCTGAGAGTCCTTGGGATTGACTGCCAAGCCCATGAACTTGCCACTCTTGCCCTCTTTGATCCATGCTGAGAGCCAGTATTCCACACCAGCAACAGTAATGTTTCCTTTATAGTCGGGAGAAGTTTCTTTGTCCTTCTTGTCATTGCGAAACAAAACCCCACTGTTATCTTTTTTAGAAGTATCCATATTAGCCTTTCAAATCATTTACTTTTTTAACTTTGTCATCAAGTTCTGTTAAGAATTTAATGACCTCTTTTTCTAGCGTTGCAATGTAGGCATCATCACGCTCAAAACGCTTAATGACCAACTGCAATTCTGCTGGAAACCTGGGATCAAATGAACATAAATCTGTCCATTTAGCGCCTGTACAGGCCATTTGCCACTGAACTTGCACCTTGTACTGATCGTCAAGACCACCCAAAAGGCTTTCCAGATGCGTATGGCTCATGGGCGCTTTCAACTCTACCAAGCCCTCGCCCACTAAACCATCTGGAGATGCCCCAGATTGCTCAATCGTTGGATGATTTACAAATGCCACTTGATCCACAAAAACACCTTTTTTGGCCTCATAAGCGGCTCTGGCATAAGGCTCTTGCTCTACGCCCCACTGCATAGCGGCATCTGAATATGATTCTGCTACAGTGCCAGTCAGACGCTCAAGCAACAACTGGGTCAAGTATTTATCACGACTAGTTGAGTAGCCTTTTTGTGTTTTGGCAATAATGTCCTTAACACGGCTTGCAGTCACCTTGCCCAAGCGGAGCATCTTCCATTCTTCTGTGCCTTGTTTGATTTCTTCACTCATTTCAAAGCCCCTTTCTTTGCGTCTTTGGCGGCAATGATCTTTGTCTTTGCATTGGTATCACCACCAGCGGCATCAATAGCCTGTTTAAATGCTTTCTGGAGGCTTTCTAGGGACTCGCAAGCATCAATGGATGCTAAGTGGTCAGCAAGGACATTGGCGTTCATTGTTGGTTTGCTGGTGTTGTCTTCTTCTTGGGGGCAATCCTCTCCAGCATAGATGTATAGACCAAGACCATGCAAAGACAATGCTTTAGTCATGCAACGCATGATGGCAGTGTTGACTGCAAATGCGTCTGGGCTTGGGATGGCCTTGTTGCGATAATCCATCACAGGCAGTTGGCAAGTCATTGGTTTGCCAAACATGGTGACAGTTACGAACACCATTGCAGTGCCGTTAATGTCCATGAAGCACTTGTCACCAAACATCTCTACCTTGTAAGTGGCACTTGAATCAGCTTTTAAAGCCTCTGCCCATGCCCATGCCCAGGAAAGATATGTGAGATTGTTTTTCTTCTCTGTATGCTCGTTGACATTCTTTTTGAGCAACTCGTTTATGAGTTCGCTGCGGTCAACTAAATGGCCTTTTTGTTCTGGCCTTGGTGAAAGAACTAACGCCTCTTTATCGTACTTTGTATTCACTTGGAACTCCTGTTAAAAAGTGAGATTTAATTGTGTCAGACTTTGTTGAGAAGCATATAGGTGTTTTCCCTAATTTGCTTTCCTTGTTGTTGTGTTATCCACATTGTGAGCATTGTCAGTTCATGCTGAATGGTGTTTATGTCAGCCGTGAACCCTGCGTAGTTTTTGTTTAGGCACTTGTTGCTCAGTGCCTTCACTCTGTTTTCGATTGCCATTAGCATCGTTGAGTAGTCGTTGAAGTCGCTCATGTTTAACCTTTTCAAATGTTTGTGAAATATCTGTGCAAGCTGCACTGTGATAGACGAACTTAGGATCGGTGACTCTGATGGTTGGCAGGGTCATCCTTGCTGGTGTTTTCTCTTTGTACAAGGTGGTTGACCTGGGTGGCGAAGTCACAATCTCGAAATAAGATAGGACTTGTCTCATTGCAATCATCAAAAGTTTCATCTAAGTTGTCTCCAATGATGTTTTCAAAGTGTGATTTCATCTTCATGGCATCCTCACTCGTCAAACATTTCTTTGAAAGGGCCAGACATTTTAGCTTCCATGATCTTGCGCTCATCAAGTGCCTTTTGCACTCGTTCGATGCGAAGATTGCGGTACTCATGGAGTTCCTCCATGTCATCCACCCAAGGTGTTTTGACAACATCAAAAACCCGCAGTTCAGCAATGCGGCGAACCTTCAGTTCTACCCGCTTCATCACAATGGATGCAACATCTTCAGCATTGTTTGCTTTGATGGCTTCCACAAGGGCAAGAGAGTCTGAAATGGCATCAGACACATCATCTGGATTGAGTTCTTGGACAAACGCCCAACATTCATATTTGAATCTTTCCTCATCGGTCGGCATAAGTAACTCCTGTTAAACACTGCAAGACGCAGTGATGGGACTATTGCACAGAAAAAAGATGCGTGGAATAGGTGTTTTCCCTAGTGCAAAAACCTGTAAAACCCATCATACTGAGGCTTTTAAGGACTAGCAAATGCGTTTAAATCTCACCCACAAAACCCTGTTAAAACGGCTAAAAGATGGCCCCAGGACAATGCCACAGCTCACCCACAGCAACACCAATGACAATGCTGTGTCATTCCATTACGCCAAGTACCTGCCTGAGATGGAGAGGTTTGGCTATGTCATCTTCCACGATGAAATGTGGCATTTGACTGAGTTTGGGCGCATGGAGATGAATCGAGCCGTATCTGGTGCGGCAGCAAGGATTGAAAATGGGTCTGTCAGAGAACCCTATGATGGCAGGGAGTTGCGAAGAAATGTGTTTAGGGCTGGGTGCTATGATTTTCTAAAGTGTCCGAGTCGCTTTGGCGACAACCTTGTTTATCAGAAATCAATATAATGGTTGGAAACGGGCTACCTTTAGCGGGGGAAAAGGCGATTCATCACCGCCCTGCCATGTTTCCTCAGTGATGACAACCGATGATGTAAGGTTCTTATGCACTATTACAGTTTCCACATTGGCGACTACAGGTCTGCCACATCGCACTTATCAAATAACGAAGATTTAGCATATCGCAGATTGCTGGATATGTACTACGACACTGAAAAGCCAATTCCTTTGGACACTCAATGGGTTGCGCGGCGCATTCGGATTGACCATGAAGTGGTCTTAAATGTGCTTTCCGATATGTTTGAACAGCGTGAAGATGGGTTTTATCAGGACAGATGCGAACATGAAATAGGTGTTTACAAAGGGTTTTCAGAGGCTGGAAAGCGTGGGGCGGCTAAGAGGTGGTCAAAGGGAGGCTATAGCCCCCCTATAACCCCCCCTATAGCAACCAATAACCATAAACCAAGAACCAATAACCAACAACCAGTTAATACACCTGAAGGTGTTTCACAATCTGTTTGGCAAGAGTTTGTCAATCATCGAAAAGCCAAGAAAGCCCAGGTAACCCAACTTGTGATTGATGGCATACAAGCCGAAGCCAACAAAGCTGGGTTTACCTTGGAAGATGCTCTCAAGGAGATAGTTGTAAGAAATTGGCAAGGTTTTAAAGCTGATTGGGTTGCTGACAAGCAGAACAGTTCGGAGACTGTTTACCAGAGGTCTATGCGTTTGAAGATGCAACAGGCAGTCCCTGACATTGCTGCCAAACAACCAACCCAGTACGAGGATGCGGTTGAGTTCTTCAGAACCATCGAAGTCCCTGCCAAACAAATTGGAGAATCCAAATGAATTTGCCTATGCCTTGGGTTGATAAGATTTTTACCAAATTGACAGTTATTTATGGAAAAGACTTTCTTTCAAGATGGGAAGGGTTGAACATTGAAGAAGTGAAAGCTGATTGGGCAAAGGAATTGGGTGGGTTTTTTAATCATCCTGAGTGCATATCCTATGCTCTCAAAAATATGCCTGATGCTGGAAAACCACCAACAGTTTTGGAGTTTCGGGCCATTTGTCGAAAAGCACCAATCTTTGAACAACCGAGAATTGAACATCATCCTGCCCAACCAGACAAAGTAAAAGCAGAAATTGAAAAATTGAAAAACTCGCCTAGAACTGGGAAGTCTGACCCCAAAGATTGGGCTAGAAGGCACATTGCTAGGCATGAGGCTGGAGAACAAGTAAAACCTATCACCTTGCGGTTTGCCAGGGAAGCCCTTGGGCTAATCAAATGACAAAGCATGAAGCCCACCAATTACTTGACAAACGAAAACAAGGGCTTGCCGTCCCGCAGTACCTTGTCAACAGAGCCTTGGTTGTATCAGGAGACATTGCAATGGCTTGTCCACCTTGCCAAACAGCCAGGATGGAAGGGTCAGGCGTGGCACAGGGCGAAGGAGTTGGAGGCTTGCCCAACTCACCTATGGCTTGGGATAACCCAAGACTTAATCAACGAAATGAAAGCACACAATGAGCGAAGCACTAAACCGAGTGATTGAAGAACAACAAAAGCGTATTGATGATTTATTGGTAAGCAATAAAAATCTAATTGACCGCGCTGAAAACATCTTCAAAAAAAATGATGAATTATTTGAATCGGTTGCGCGACTGATTGATTTCAGAATAAAAACAGATGGATGGACAGACAAAGAACGCGAGCATTATGGGAGTTTAAAACACGAAGTGCGGATGCAGATGGTAGAGGCCGGATATTGTGTCCACTGTTATAACTGGATGAATTTTTGCGAGTGTGACGAATGAGACACGATATTGATTGGAAAAAGGTTCATTGCAAGGTTGGGCAACGAGTGCCCGTTTATCCATTCAAAAAAGACCCATTCATTGGCGAAGTCAAGCGCATCAAGATGAACAGATATGGGCGAGTGAGTTATGTCATTGATGACAAAGAAGTGATGGCAGAGGAATTGTTGCCAGCCAAAAACCAAACAAAACTCAAGATGAGGGTTAATCAATGACTATTTATCTGGGGCTAGACCCTGGTTCTATATCTGGCGCAGTTGGCGCATTGGATTCAAATGGCGATTATTTAGATTCTTTTATGATTGAACACAAGGATAAGAATATATTGCCCCTTGTTTTCAAAAACATGATTCTCAGGTGCATTGACCCAAAGGAAGGTGCAGAGATTTGCATGGAGGCGGTGCATTCAATGCCAGGGCAAGGTGTGAGCAGTAGTTTTCAGTTTGGCAGGGCTGTGGGTGTTATCAGTGCTGTGGCTGAATTAACAAATTACCCTTTTCACTTGGTAAGCCCTCAGAAATGGAAAAAGTATTTCCACTTAACAAGCGATAAAAACGAAAGCCTAGATTTAGCCCGTAGTTTTTGGCCCGAAGCAAAGCTAATCAGAAAAAAAGATGGGAACAGGGCCGAAGCACTTTTAATTGCACTTTACTGGCGAGAGCAAATACATGGTAAACAGGATAAATT